GTATAACATTTCATCCGACAGATTAAGCCATTTATTGTATCTGTTAGTGTACATCATGAATGCGCCCGCGGACAACTCTATTCCTGCAACCTTTTTTCCTTTGCCATCATCCAGGTGCATAGTATAATGTAGTGGCGATAATTCCCAATATCCTTTCTGCCCCGTATCAACGACCGTGTATTCATTTTTTACAAGTGCATTAGAAATCGTGACCTGTCCTTTTATATGCTCGCCTTCATAGGTTGTATCATATGGATTAATTACGGAACCAAGGGTAGATGAGATCGCACTCAAATTTTGCACATTCAGATTCGATACGTCTAAATACCAGATTACCCATTTGCTGCCATCCCAGCGCTTTATCGGTGCACCAGATGCCGTTTGCCAGAGCTGGCCTACATAATGGTTACCGGGGTCTGTGGCTTGTATTATTATGCCACTATCTCCTTTAGCACCTTTGTCACCTTTTGCGCCGGTAGGACCTTTATCACCTTTTGCGCCGGTAGGACCTTGGGGTCCTGTTGCTCCTTTATCTCCGGCGTTACCTGTTGCTCCTTTAGCCCCTTGAGGTCCCTGTGGTCCTGTAGATCCAGTAGCTCCTTGTGTCCCCTGCGGTCCTTGCTTGGCCTTGATGACCGCCAACGTCCGCTGTATGGTCTTACCGCTATATGTTGCCTGGAACATTGCTGTGCCATAGTCTGTGCCATTAGGCATAGATGATACTGTATAGGTACCGGTACTGCTATTGATGGATGCAGTAACCCCAGAAGAGGAAATAAGAGAATACGCCACACCACTACTTACAGTTGTGGTGCCATTTATAACCTTGAATGTACCATTCGCACCAGAGTAACTTGTAACTGCTCCGGATGCGTTTGCCGGAAGTATGATCGGGCTTAAAGACAAGTCCCCTAGTAGAGCATTTTGACCATTGGAACCATTTGCCCCATTATTTCCCTTGGGGCCCTGAGGTCCTTGCGTCCCTTGTGGACCCTGTGGACCGGTTGCGCCCTTATCGCCCTTGGCTCCTGTAGGACCTGTGGGGCCTTGTATCTTAGTCCAGCTATACTTTGTGGGATCCGTGCTATCGGCACTTGTAAAGTCGGTATATTGGCCAATATAAGTTTTGTTATTGCTATCTGTGGTGCTAAATCCGGTTGTCCCGGTTGCATTAGTAGCATAGGCAATGTGCAGATACGGTGTCTTACCATCTGCACCTGCCTTGCCGGGTGTACCCTGCGCTCCATCTGCCCCCAGTATCTTAGACCAGTGGTATTTTGTAGGATCTGTGCTATCTGCGGATACATTATCAACATACATGCCGACATAGGCCCTGTTACTATCGGATACAGAGAAAGCTACCTTGCCATCATTACTGTTACTGTACGCAATATGGGTATAGCTTGGTTTGCCATCTGCTCCTTTGGCTCCTTGTATGCCTTGGTCTCCCTTATCGCCCTGTAATCCTCTTACTCCCTGTTCTCCACGGTCTCCCTTGTCTCCTTTTTCTCCCTTGATCTTTGTCCATGCATATTTGGCAGGGTCATTGCTGTCTGCCTGTACAAAGTCCGTATATTGCCCGATGTATAGCTTGTCTGTGCTGTCCGTTGTGGAGAATCCTGTTTTTCCGTCGGCACTATTGGCATAAGCGACATGAAAATATGGCGTTTTGCCGTCTGCACCTGCTTTTCCCGGTGTGCCTTGTGTTCCATCGGCCCCCTTGATTAGGCTCCAAGCATACTTAGTCGGGTCGGTACTGTCTGCCTGCGTAAAATCGACGTACATGCCAACGTATTTCCGGTCGCTGTTTGTTGTGGAAAAATCCGTCTTACCGTCTGAACTGTTGCTGTATGAAATGTGTGTGTAAGAGGTATCTCCATTAGCTCCCGGCTTTCCTGGTGCACCATCTGCTCCCGGCGTGCCGTCTCGTCCATTTTGTCCGTCCTGTCCGTCTTTTCCATCTTTACCATTTTTGCCATCAGTTACATTGGTGACTGTAACTTCGTAGCGCCCAATTTCTTTTCCATCTGCATCGTAGGCGATAAACCTATATACAGATTTACCAACTATATCAAGTGCATTCACCGTAACACTTTTGGATGCACTCAAGGCATCCGAATCCTTATACCACTGAATAACATACTTATCTGTAATATCTTTTCCACCGTCTTTGACTTGTGCCGTCAAGGACGTTGTGCCTTCACCGTTTTTAAATGCGATACCGTTATCTGTTGTGATATTGCAGACATACAGTTTCTTGTCTGCGATTAATTTCTGCATCGCCGCCAGCAACCCCGGATCTATTTCAGATTCCAGTTCTTTCACATTGCTGTAAGTGGTTTTATTCTTGGTAACATCGACAAAATATTCTTCTTGTTCTGTCACCCTGGCCTCGAGAATGAGCATGGGGTTATAAGCTTCGTCTTGGATCGTAAAGGTGTCCCCAATACTCGCATCATAGTAGCCTTGTATCTCATAGGTAACCTGCGGGACACAGTGTCGTTTGAGTTGCCCCAGCCCCTGCCCGTACAGAGTATTTTTGTCATCGCTGTCGTAGATCCAGTCCATGGTGATATATCGGTCATTGGATTTATTGACATTTGACGGAAAACGGTCTCTCGCAAGAGGTGCCCAGATGATATCATCGCTTGCATTCGTGTAGTACTCTAATCTGCCTTCGCTGTCATATTCTTTTCGCTCAATACCGGATATATTCGCACCATCTTTTCCAATGATTCGAATCGCTGTGTAAAGTTCTGTGATATCCGAGGTTTTCCGTATTGCGCTGATCGTCTTTCCATACCTCAATACCTGATCCGTTCGGTTTTCTCCGATCCCCTGATACTGATCATCATGTGCCCTGTATACGTTCAGGGTAATCTGCTTTAACGAATAGTCGTCGTTAAGCTCGGTCACAAACTCCATCTCAGCAGAAAAGAGCGTGGCAATCGAATACAGCCTGGCAAGTATCGTTTGACTGCCTTCCCACTCGTTGGCTACCTTTTTATCGCTGACTTCATTTGTTCCTAGAGTGAGCGTGTGCTCTGCGTCAATATAGTTGATATACTGCACAAGTGACATCGCCCCATTGCTTTTATAGGCGTCCCTGGTCTCGTTCGTGAGTTCCAATAACAGCCCCCAGCAGGTTACTGTGATGTCGGCCTCCGTACGTTCCACGCCGACGATGTTGCACATATAATCATGGTTCTTATATACAAAAGAAACCTTATTGCCGTCCACAAGGTACTGTGTATCCTCGTGTGCGGTTCCTGTCTCAATCTCGAGGGTATACGCGGCTCCCTGTAGATAGGTGTGTAGGCAGGCTTCCGAGTAGTGCATGGCATCCGGTATTTGATTGTCAAAAAAAGTACAGACAGTTTCATCTGCACTCAGTACTGCCATTCTTACATTTTCCATTTTATATCCATGCCTCCCTTATCTCCGCTGTCACCGTTGGGACCGGTACGCTGAAATCACTGTGATAGATCTGTACTTTGGATTTCCCCGGCGGTGCTAAAAAATATTGGGATCCCTTAATTTCGTCATCCATTCTCAATAGACCATCTGTATAAATCTTTCCTTCTTTTCCATCGATTTCAACTTTGCTTCCTTTTGGATACCGGTTAGGGTTATCACTCCACTTTTCTACATTTGACTTCTGAAAGACAAGACTCCTTAGGCAGGACCCTGTAACTACTGGCAAATTATCATAGCCTCCAATATAAATCTGAATTTTGCAGCATTTTGTGTTTTTTAGATCGGGTACGATTGTTGAATATCGCGTCCCGTAATAGTACCCGCTGAGCTTATCGCCTTCTTTCAAAATGTCACAATGTCCTCTGGGCCAGTCAAACATATTGTACTGTGTATATCCGGCCCCAGCCGGTGTAAAATATATATCTTTATACAAATGTTTTTGACTGCCACCGGCCCTCATCATGACGTGGGCTCTATTACTGCCCAAGTCATTTTTTTCTACCATGTAACAGTATATTAGCTTTCCATTTTCATCCAAAAAATTAATACTAGTGGTCGCTACTTGGCGGACAGCTCCTGTTTCGAACCATTCGTTAAAATAGCACCAAAAATTACTTGCTCCAACTTCTCCCTCGCTATCAGGCGGTATGTCTATACTGATCATTCCACCATTCACGCCAGCAGTTCCGCCTCGATCAACTAATTGTAAAATCTTTGTGCCGTTCCGGGTATTCATTTTTAATTGACCGTTTGTCTTCTTAACTGGATTCTCAGGATGTACTGACGTGTCTCTCTTCCAGTTAGAAAAGTCGTTCGTATTAATTAAGATTTCGCTTTGTTTATATGGGGTTAAATCCACTTCCTGAATCTTCCCGGTCTGCAGTACCCCGCGATCAGAGACAAATCCCAGAAAGCCATTATCATGATTGTGGACAACCGTGTAATTAATCGGTACGTCTGCGGATCCTTCGTTGTCAATGGTAAGTTCCAATACGCCGTTGGAATTCTTAGCAGCTGTAAACTGTTCTGTAACAACGCTGTACTTATGTGGATCAGGACAATAGATCGTGAATGTGGATGTTACGTTCAATCTTCCCTTAGGCGGAGCTTCAGATTCTGCCTTGCTTCCTATATAATACTTGTCAGATTCATCGGCAAAAATCAACTGTGCTTCCTTAAAATTCAGAAGGCCGTTTAGAACATTGTACTTCTTCATTAATTCTTCCGGACTATCTGCAAGCAACTGATACTCCACTTCAATAATCCGACTGTCCTGATAGTAGTTCTGCATATACAAGTGATTGCCGATCCGCTTCTCATCATAATCCATACTGTGGTTTTCTCGCCCTGAAACAGTCAGTGTGCGGTATCCATCAATAACATCCTCGATATATACACCATTAATCGAAAGAGCCTCTGCAGGGAGAGACTCTTCATTACTGCCATGCTCAATTGTATCAATAAATCTCATATTCCCTCCCTACTGATTCCCTTGTAATCTGTTCTTAAATTTCTCAGTTTTCTTGTTCTTTTCCTGCACATACTGCGCGGATCCATAGCCTACTTCTCTGCCATCCATTACGCTTGTCACTTCTGCATTTACATAGATCACAGGGCTGTACTCATATTC